TAGAAATAAAAAAATGTAATCATAAAACTCATAAACAGACTATAGGACATAACAACAACACAACAACACGATTCGAACGATATAGAATACCAGAAAAATTGTGTAATGAATTAATAAATAAAACTATATCCTAAATATTAATTAATTTTTTTTATTTAGTATGCTTTTTTTTAATAATTGTATATCTTCATTTAAATCATCATTACCTATGGAGTTTGATAATTTACCGTGATATTCCATTTTACCGGTATGTATCATATATCCTTCTGGATTCATATATAAATCTATTCCTATATCTCTACACAATTTACTAAAATAATAATCTTCACTTAAATAAATTTCATCTACAATTCCACAGGGAAAAAAATCATAATGGGGATATTCTCCGTAACCTGAAACATTATTTATATATTTTCTTTCTGGATAATTTATCACTAATAAATCTACAACAGATCTTTTAATTAACATACAACCAGTTGGAATATCCTTTACCTCAACAAACCCTTTAATACATTTCATAATTGTTTTTCCATCTTGTAAATAGCATACTGGATTATAATTCATATCTGATATTTTTGCTTGAAAATTATCATCTCTATTTTTAATATGTTTTTCTACTTTTTGCCAATTAATCATTTTTTTTGGATATGATATACCACACACTTCAAAATCACTAATAATTAAATTTAATATAATTGATGGGTGAAATTGTAAATCAGTATCTAAAAATAATAAATAATTAAATTCTTTTTCATTATAAAAATAACTAATAATATTATTTCTTGCTCTTGGTATAAGTGATTCGCCATTTAAAAAATAAAAATTATATTTTATATTACATTCTATAAATACTTTTTGTAATTCTAAACAAGTATTCGCAAAGCTACTAAATAACATTCCGCCATATGCAGGCGACCCTATAAGAATATTTATTTTATTATTTTGTGTATATTGTTTTAAATAATATTTCATTTGTTCATAATTGCTCATTTATTTAATAAATAAATATATTTTAATCAAAATTTTTTAACACATCGCTTTTATTACAACTAGAACAAAGTATCCCTCGAATTTTATTATCTATATGTGAATGATCTAAGTTTTTTTTTCTATCTTTAAAATTAATACCACAATAAAAACATTCTTCTGTATTAACATAAATATCATATATTTCATTCCAAGTATAACCCATTGTATCCATTTTTTTAGTTTTCCAATTTGTAATCATCATTGATTTTTTATATTTTTGTTTGTATTCTTTTTTTGTATATTTTCCGTTTCTGTAATAATAATTATATTCTGCTATATATTGTTTATTATTTTCTGCCCATTCGTGCTTTTGTTTTTTGTATAATTCCGGATCTTTATTATAATATTTCGCAGATGGCATAATATATATTATATAAATATTTTTTCTTCTTTAATTAGACGAAAATTTTTATTTCGAAACCTGAAGATTAGAATATTGAAGATTGGTGTTATACTGGATAAGGGTATTGCAAGTTTGAACCTGATCACGAACAACAGTATTTACAACTCCATCAGAAGTTTTAACAGAACTTTCTGCCTGTAATTGAATTAAATCGTTCTGCATTGGTGTAGCGTATCCCTGAAATCCGTATTGATAAGAACAACATATACCTTCAACATTTGAGCAGCTTCTATTAGTTGTAGAAGTGGCCACACTATAAAAACTCGATAAATCAGCATTGGCAACAACTTCATTATGAGGAGATACAAGAGAATGAACAGGTGGGTATTGGTCATTCAGTCCAACAAGTAAATGATACACCTGTTCAGCATTACCAGATTGAATTTGTGTGTCCCCACTATTCGCAGCATTTAAATCAGATACAGCAACATTATTATCAACTTGATAATCTTTGGGGAATAGTGTTCCATTTCTCGATTCTCTATAATTTTTAATACCAACTAAATTATTCATCTGTGAAGCATTAGTAGCATAATTATTTTTAGAATTATTATTAGGTTGAAATACATAAAATATTTTATCTAAACTTGAAACCTGTGGCTGGAATGCTATAGTATCATTCGAACTCTGGATAACCTGTAAAATATTATCAACCTTTTTAAATGCTACAGATTGAAGAGCGGCCGAAACATTAGGAGCAACATATTCATAACGACCAAATAATTTAACATTCTTTAAAGTAAAGAAAGCATCACTATCTAATAAATTTGCAGCACCATCACCATTATCAATATTAAATAAAAAGTTCTCACTAGAACTTAATTGTATTTTTAATTCTAAACCACCAATCGCACCAAGATTTAACCGTTGAGCATTATCTTTTAATAATCCTGTATCTAATTGAATACTGAAAGGCACACCGTTTTTCGCTAATGTAGCACGACCCAATAAATTCCTAACATTAACAGAGTTTTCACCAACAACCTCCTGATTAGAACCAGCCCCAACAATTAAATCTTTATTGGATGATGTCGCTTTTTTCATTTTATGGATAATCGGATAATTTAATCTTTGTTCAATTAAATTATTACCGTTTCTCGATGTTATTTCAACTCTATCAATAGCACCATGAACACCGCAAGTATTATCAATTCCCCATTGTTCATCACCGCTGGGTTCTAATGGCGCCGCACTATTTAAATTAACTTGTAAAGTCCCTGTTAAGTGTAAATGATTAGTAGATAGTAAAACATCCTGAAGAGATGGAAGAATAAAATTTATAATATCCACACCATTTCTACTAGAAAATTCAGTAACATTATTAATTGGAGATATTTCAAAATATCGTTTATATAAACTTGCCATTTTTTGTATAAGTTTATATAAGAAAATAAAAAAAATTAAAAATATATTAAAAATAAAAATTATTTTTTAAAAAAAGGATTAATAAAAAAAATTAAGGTATATCTATCACCTGCCCATTCTATCGTTTCGTGTAATAACTTAGAACCATTAAATATTAATTTATTATGCCAAGTTTTATGAATTATATCTTCTATTTTTAAACCACCATTGGAATAATCGCCTAATCCTAATAATAATGATTCGCCTATATTGCGTTTATCTTTATGTGCTTTACATTTTAAATTTTTATTTATTGTGACTGAATTCCATTTAAAAGTTTTTGGAAAATGAAGATTACTAAATTCTTCAAATATATCCTGTAGTTCTGGGAATTCAGCCCTACAATTTGTAAAGTAATAATTAGAATTGGGATCTTTTACTCTATCTTCATTTTTCTTATATGCTTTATAGGGTGTCAATCCATATAATAAACTATATGTTTTACCCTTTTGACTATTTAAATAATGTCTCCTCCTATTGTGTTTAAAATTCAATTGTTCTATATACTCCCATAATATAAAACAGTCTGAATTCCAATCATTTATAAAATATTTTAATTTTACTACTGCTATGTCTGCCATTTAGTGTATTATTTTATATTATTTTTAAAAAATATTTATGCATCTTTGATGCGGTATTGCGTAGCTTATGCAAAAGAAACTTGAGCGGTAACTGTGGCCGTTCCATTATATTTAAGGCGTAAATACTTAATAGGTGTATTCTGTAAAGCAGTAAATAAATTACCTGACCCATCGGGATATAAAGCCATTCCAGAAGGATACCAGTTAGAATTATCAATCGATACTTCAATATCAACATTATTTACTGTATCACTAGAACTTCCGAATATTGTATAATTTGCTCCTTCTTCCACATTCACAGCAGATGAAGTATCATTAAGAACTACAGACTGAGCATTCGAAAGATTACCCTGTGAACCCTGAACATCGTGTCGGCTATCTACTGGAACTCTATTAGATGCCGAAACATCAGCATCACCAATCTGTAAATTACAATTACAATCTATTCTTGACTGATTACTAGCAATAACAACCGGAAGAGAAGCACCCATTGCAGCCTGTCCTATGGTAATAGCAGTTCCCCCAACTTTCACCAAATCAACATCTCCTTCACTGGGAGCAACTGGAATTGAAGATTGGTCGTTGGCTAGGACTACCGGAAAAGATAATGCCATTGATTTCTGAGCAAGAGATATAGCAGTATTATTTACTTTAACAATATCTACTTCTTCTCCACCTGTGTTAAACTGGACAAATAAAGGATTAGAAGTCGATACATCAGCATTACCCTGTTGAGCATTAGCATCACATTTTAATAAATCAGCATTACTTTGAGAAACAGTTAAACCAGCAATATCCGGCGAGATATTACTTAAAGACATTTGTATCCTCTGTTCCGCATCGACTAAAAACGAGTTTGCACTAATTCGAGACATGTTTATAATTTAGAGCAATATTTTAATTTGTTAGATTAAAATTTAATTATTTCCAATAATTATTTTTATTTTCAATTAATTTATAATTTGGAGGACGATATATTGGATATTTCCAATGTTTATTATAATACTTTGATATTTCTGGTCTATTATCCCACCTACTGCCTTTTAATCCAAATAATAATTGTAATATACCGCCAATATATAATGAATTACTCCCCAATTCTTTTATATAATTACATATAGGTAATCCATAAGCACCAGATGCTATTAAATATATATCACACTTTTGAGAATTATTTATTTTATGTTTTATGTCATCAATAGTTTTTATATATGTTATTTTCTCATTACCGCACCCATTGGGAGTTTTTATAAAAGTTAAATTTATATTTGATAAATCATTATTTGGAAATATATTTTTTATATTTTTATATTGTTTTTCAAATTCATCACTAAATCCACAAATAATTCCAATCTTTTTATTTGCCTTTTTAAATGCTTTCATATACATTAACCAAACTTCTAATATTTCCAAATAAGGTAATGTTGGAATATATAAATTTAATTTTATTAAATAATCACCTGTTATAGAAAATGAAGAACATGATATAACATGTAAATTATAATCAGCATTATATAAAGCTTTATTATAATCATTTTTCCATTTTTTAAAATCTTTATCATTGCCATTAAAGCCCGCATTATTTATTAAATAATTATTTGGTTTTTCTGGACTAAATAATAAATTAGTTATTTCACTATATCCCATTCTAACAATTGATATACCTTTTTTATTAATTAAATCATCTAATAAAGTTGTTATTGTTAATGTTTTATCTGCCATTTAGTGTAATTTTATAAAATATTTTGTAATTA